ATCGGCTTCAGGCAACGTAACCTTCTCTGGAGGTACTGCTAACGGAGTAGCGTATTTAAACGGCTCTAAGGTTGTTACAAGCGGTTCTGCGCTTACTTTTGATGGGACTAGTCTTGGATTATCTGGCACAGGCTCTAGGTTTATCAATCTTGGTTCAACATCTACAAATGGACAAAGTGCGGCACTTCAAATTAGCGCACCAAACTCAGACGCATCAGCAAATGTGTATCGGATTGGTACTGGTTTAACAGCAGACAATGAATGGGTTGTTTACGATGTAACAAACACTCAGACTGTTGATAAATACATTCGTGGTTCTTCTGGTTATCGTGCGTTTTATCAGAACGGCTCAGAACAAATGCGCCTAACCAGCACAGGTCTGGGTATTGGTACAAGTTCGCCTAATGGAAGGCTAGAAGTAGTAGGAAGCACTGGCGCAAGTTTTAATGGTTGGTTTAGAACTGGTGATGCAACTGCCGCAAACAACGCTGGTGGTGGCTTTTACAACACATCAAGCGCAACTGCCGCATCCCGCAAAGCAGTATTGGCATTAGATGCTGATGGTGCAAATCTTGGCGGTGGTGATTATTTCACTATTGAGAAATCAGGCAATAGTGGTGTTGCGGATATTTTGCAATATTCAAATGCCGCAATTCGATTTGGCACTAACTTTACAAATCGTGCCACCTTTGACATGACACTCGACTCCTCAGGCAATCTAGGCTTGGGAGTTACTCCTAGTGCTTGGTATTCAACAGGATATAGTGCATTACAAGTAAGAGGTTCTTCAATATATGGACAGGCTGGAAATGATACAAATCTTGCGTCAAATGCCTTTGTAAATACTAGCCCAGTATGGGCTTATGTAGCAACTGGTACTGCTTCTCGTTACGAGCAATCAGCTGGAAAACATATCTGGTATAACGCCCCTTCTGGCACAGCAGGAAACGCCATTACCTTTACTCAGGCAATGACTCTGGATGCTAGTGGGAATTTCATGGTTGGTGCAACTTCCCCTCTTTACAGCACATCCAATCGTGGCAACATCACTCTTAACGGAGCGTCTACTGCAATTTTAGGGTTAGGAATTGCTGGTGTGGCAACAGGGTATTTGTACACGGATGCCAACGTTGTATCGCTTGGCGCTGAGTCTACTAGGTCGATGACTTTTGCCGTTAATGGCTCAGAACGTGCCCGTATAGACTCAAGCGGTAACTTGCTGGTGGCTAAAACAGCAAATGATGATACTACTGCTGGATTTAGATATAACGCTGCCAATAAATATTTATCATTAGTTCGTGATGGAAATCCAGCTTTAGTTGTTAATAGGTTGACTAGTGATGGAAATGTCCAAGAGTTTTGGAGAAGTGGAACAGTGGTAGGTAGCGTATCAGTTACAACCACAGCAACCGCCTACAACACTTCTTCTGACTATCGCCTGAAAAACACCATTGCATCAATGACAGGCGCATTGGCAAAGGTGGCATTGCTCAAGCCTTGCACATACAAGTGGAACGCTGATGGCTCTAGTGGTGAAGGCTTTATTGCTCACGAATTGGCAGAAGTTGTGCCACAAGCAGTAACTGGTGAAAAAGATGCTTTAGATGCTGATGGAAATATTAAACCTCAAGGCATTGATACATCATTCTTGGTGGCTACATTAACAGCCGCCATTCAAGAACAACAAGCAATCATTGAATCACTCAAGGCACGTTTGGATGCCGCTAATCTTTAAAAGGAAAATCATGGCCTTGACACAAGAAGAAGCATACCGCTTGTTTGAGTACAAGGATGGTGTTTTGTTTTGGAAGATTAGACCTGCAATGCGTAACCATATCGGGGATGTTGTTGGTAGTATAAATGGAATTAAACAACCATATTTAAGAGGCCGATACAAAGAACATAGGTTTATGGTTCATCAAGTTGTTTTTTTGATGCATCATGGTTTTATTCCTGAATGTATTGACCATATTGATGGGAATATACAAAACAATCGAATTGAAAATTTAAGACAAGCAACAAAAGCGCAAAACGCATATAACCAAAAACTACATATAAATAATAAAAGTGGTCATAGATGTGTGTATTGGCATAAACATCACAAAATATGGGTTGTTAGACTTTGTATAAAGAAAAAAAATGTACTAACAAAATATTTCAAAGATTTTGAATTAGCGTGTCTTGTTGCTGATGAAGCAAGAGACATTTATCACGGGAACTATGCATTTAAAGGAGCATAAAATGACAACCGAATATAACTGGTCAATCAATCAAATGGACAGACTTACCTCTGATGGTTTTGTCGTTACTGTTCATTACAATGTTTCAGCAACTGATGGTGATTATTCAGCATCTACTTATGGCACTTGCGGCTATACCCAAGAGAGTGAAACCTTTGTTCCTTATGACGACTTAACTCAAGCAGTGGTCGTTGGTTGGGTTCAAACATCATTGGGTAAAGATACTGTAGAAGCCTCTTTGCAAAGCCAAATTGATGCACAGAAGAACCCTGTTCAGCAGTCTGGTCTACCTTGGTAAAACGAGAAGCCATCACTCGATCTTGATGGCACATTAAAGGAAAATCATGGCAAACACGAAAACGCCTGTGACTATCGATGGAATTGAATATCAATTTGAGCAAATGACACAAGAGCAACAAACTCTAGTTAACCATGTGGCAGATTTAGACCGAAAACTAGGGTCTGCTAGGTTTTCTATTGACCAATTGCAGGTAGGCAGGGATGCCTTCTTTAAGATGCTTAAAGAATCCCTAGAAGTAGTTACTGATGTAGAGCCAAAATGAGTCCAGAACTTCAAAAGTACTACTCTGATCGCTTTGATATGTTTTCACAGCAGGGGTGGATAGATTTAATGCAAGATGTAGACAAAATGCTTGAATCTATGAATAATGTCTCTACCATTTCTGACGAAAAAAGTCTACAATTTCGCAAAGGTGAGATTTCTATGCTAGTTTGGCTACAAACCCTGAAATGGGTTAGTGAAAGAGCATACGAGGACTTAAATGAGAAGAATGTTTGAATTTGCTTGCGAATGCGGGCAGCGCACTGAGGCTCTGGTGATTTATGAGGTCTCCAGTATTCAGTGTGGATGCGGTGGGGTAGCCCATCGTATTGTAAGCGCACCTAACTTTAACTTAGAAGGTTGGTCTGGTCACTTTCCCTCCGCTTATGAGCGGTTTGAGGCTAAACACACTGATAAGTTGAAGGCAGAGCGCAAAGCCAACTCATAAGCGTAAAGCCGAGTTGATTATCCTACAACCATTTTGGCAGGAACAAAAAAATGCTGATTGATGATGAAAAAGAGCCGCTAGGCGAACTCGAAGTAGAAGAGTCTAAAACTGAACTTCCTGAGAAATACAGGGCAAAAAGTCTAGAAGAGATAGTACGGATGCACCAAGAGGCTGAAAAGCTCATTGGTAAGCAAGCCCAAGAGGTTGGCGAAGTCCGTAAATTAGCTGATGAGTTGCTCAAGCAGAACCTCGGATCAAAACAACAGCAAGTTGAGGAAGAACCTGAAGTTGACTTTTTTGAGAATCCTCAGAAAGCAGTTCAGAATACGATTGATAGACATCCTGATGTACTTGCGGCTAGACAAGCTGGTCAAGAGTTCAAAAGGATGCAGATTCAGCAGAAGTTAGCGCAGGATCACCCTGATTACTCCCAAGTAGTCAATGATTCCGAGTTCCAAAACTGGGTGAAATCTTCACCTGTACGTTTGGGACTTTATGCAAAGGCTGATGGTGACTTTGACTATGATTCGGCTAATGAATTGTTGTCTACCTTCAAACAATTGCGTGGTATTAAAGCTAAAGAGTCTGAACAAGCGGGTAACGCACAGAGGACAAAGAGCATGAAAGCCGCACAAGTTGATGTAGGTGGCTCTGGAGAGAGTTCAAAGAGAGTCTATCGAAGGAGTGACCTCATTCGTCTCAAGATGACTGACCCACAGAGATATGAAACATTGAGTGATGAAATCATGCAAGCATATTCTGAAGGTCGTGTTCGATAATTTAACTTAGGAAATTTAATCATGGCTAATACCGCATTTTCCCCAACAAATAGTGTAACCACTACCTCCGCAGCCGCATTTATTCCAGAGATTTGGAGTGATGAAATTGTTGCCGCCTATAAAAAGAACCTCGTTTTGGCTAATTTGGTCAAAAAGATGTCTTTCAAAGGCAAAAAGGGTGACACTATCAACATCCCTAGCCCTGCTCGTGGTTCTGCTTCTGCAAAAGCCGCTACTGATGCAGTGACTTTGATCGCTAACAGCGAAACCAACATTCAAGTGTTGATCAACAACCACTATGAGTACTCACGCTTGATCGAAGACATCGTTGAAGTGCAAGCCCTGACATCACTGCGTTCTTTCTACACAGAAGACGCTGGTTATGCTTTGGCTCGTCGTATCGACACCGATCTGGTTCGTTTGGGTCGTGCTTTCAATGGCGCTACAGTTGGTACTGATGACTATGCTACTAGCAACACTACTACCAAAGCCTTTGTTGGCTCTGATGGTACTACTGCTTACAACAGCACATCATCTAACGCTGCCGCTTTGACTGATGCTGCTATTCGTCGCACCATTCAGCGTTTGGACGACAACGACATTCCTATGGATGGTCGTTTCTTCCTGATCCCACCTTCAAGCCGTAACACGCTGATGGGTTTGGCTCGTTACACTGAGCAAGCATTTGTCGGCAATGGCGATGCAATCCGCAATGGTGAAATTGGTCAGCTCTACGGCATGGCTGTTTTCGCTACCTCTAATGCTGATACTGGCGCTGGTAACTCTACCACTGATCGTATCTGCTTGATGGGTCATCGTGATGCGATGGTGTTGGTTGAGCAGTTGGGCATCCGTTCACAGACTCAGTACAAACAAGAGTACCTCGGTACATTGTTCACTGCTGACACTCTGTATGGCGTGAAGGCTCTGCGTACTAGCGCAACAAGCTCTGCTTCTAACGCTTCTGCCGCTTTTGCTTTGGCAGTTCCAGCCTAATGTTGCCACTTTCCCCTCGCCTTAATAGGTGGGGGGGTTTTCTTAATCTAGGAGGAATTTATTATGGCAACCGCATCAGCAGTAACAGTAAGGCGTGGTAACGACCAGTTCCGTGGACTTTTCAGCGATACATGGGTAGTTCGTGCTACCTTGGACGCTGGTTCATTAGTCGATGGCGCTGGCGAAACTGACGACATCACAATCCCTGGCGTAGCTTTGGGTGACATGGTCATTGGCGCATCTTTGGGTGTGGACTTGGTAGGTTTGACAGTGACAGGTTATGTCTCTGCTGCAAATACAGTCAAGTTCCGCATTCAGAATGAGTCTGGATCAACAGCAGACCTTGCTTCTTCAACACTCCGTGTTGTTGTGGCTCGTATGGTCTAAATAAAAGGGGGCTAATAACCCCCTTTTTCATGGAGTTTTTATGGCAACATTTAGATGTTTAACAAGTGGTCAGACTGTTACTTTTGTACATCAGCATGACATTGACTCTATGAAGGGTCATGCAGGTTATGTCAGAATTGATATAGAAGAAACACCTGAAACCTATGAAAAACCCGTAGTTTTAGCCCCTCCTACTCCTGTCAAGAAGCTAGGTAGACCAAAGAAAGTAGCAAATGTCTGATATTGATCCAAGAGAGTTTGGCAAACTAGAAGCCCAAGTTGAGGCTTTACAGGCAGAAGTTCATGCCATGCGTGAAGACATTAAAACTCTGTTAGAGATGGCTAACAAGTCTAAAGGCGGTATGTTTGTCGGAATGGCTATTGCATCTGTTGTTGGCGGTATTATTTCGTTTATTGCGACTAAGGTAATACGATGAGCTTACTATCTGGTGTTATTTGTCCTATAGCCACTCAAGACATTCAGATCAATCTGAAGAACCGCAACAATGCGTTCAAGAAGTTTGGCTATGGCCCACCTAACCCAGAAGAACCCAATGAGCTGTTTTGGCTAAAAAAGGCCAAGATGTATAACGCACCTACTGAAAGCATTAAATCAATGCTCTGCGGTAATTGTGCGGCTTTCATCCAGACTCCTAAGATGATGGAATGCATCATTGGTGGACTAGAAAAGGATGAAGGCGAAGACGAATTGTCTTATGACGAAGAGTTCATCAAAGCCGCTGATCTCGGCTATTGCGATTTGTTTCAGTTCACTTGTGCTTCCGCTCGCACTTGTGATGCGTGGAAAGGTGGCGGCCCTATAACCAAGGAAAAATGATGTATAGCAAATCACCCAAAATGACCAGTTCTAAAGCCCCTAAGAAGGCCAAAGGTATGCCTGTAGCCATCATGGTTGCTGTTGGTAAACCTAAGTCTATGCCTGTTCGTGGTAGCCGTACTGCCACCAATATGATGAAGAAATCAGGTCGTGGCAAATGAAAAAGACCAAAGCAGAGGCCAAAATATCTAAGGTTATGCGAGAGTACAAGGCGGGAACGCTTAACTCTGGCAAAGGTGGCCCTGTTGTTAAGAAGCCTAAACAGGCTATTGCCATTGCTTTATCACAAGCTCGAAAGGTCAAGAAATGAAACAAGGTCTCTACGCTAACATCAATGCCAAACAAGAACGCATTAAAGCTGGTTCTAAGGAAAAGATGCGTAAGGTTGGCTCTAAAGGCGCTCCTACTGAGGCGGCATTTAAGGCGGCAGCTAAGACTGCTAAAAAGAAATGAAATCCCCTGCTTGGCAAACTAAAGAAGGAAAAAACCCGAAAGGGGGCTTGAATGCCAAGGGTAGAGCATCTTATAATGCAGAAACTGGTGGCAATTTAAAAGCACCTGTAAAGTCGGGAGATAACCCTCGTAGGGCATCCTTTTTAGCACGAATGGGCAATATGCCTGGCGCTGAGATGAAAGATGGAAAGCCTACCCGACTTCTTCTTTCTCTTAGAGCTTGGGGTGCATCGTCCAAGGAAGACGCTAGAGCGAAAGCCAAAGCTATCTCTAAGAGGAACAAATGAGACCATTTTCTGTCGGTAAAAATCTAACTGCTAATACGGCTACTACGCTGTTTACAGTACCGACTGGCTATTATGCTTTGTGCGTCCTTCTTCACGCCTCAAACAATGGTTCATCAAATAAACACATTAGTTTTACTTGGCATGACTTTAGTGCAAACCTAGATATTCCAATCACTAAAGAGTACGCACTAACATCTAAGTCAACTTATGCTGAGATTGATGTT